TGATCTCGCAACTAGAGCAGATGAACTAGACACCCGAATCGCAGAGCTACGCGCCGTTCAGGTATCTAATTTGGAAGCTGCTAAGTTGCGTGCTGAAGTGCAAGCAACCGACGACAACAACGAAACCCGCGCAGTGGGCGGCGTTGTAGTTAATGATGAGCCTATGCAATACCGCGAAGGTGGCGAACACGATTTTTTCGTTGATCTTTACCACGCGCAAATCAGAAATGAACCAGCAGCATGGAACAGGCTTCACCGCCACCAGCAAGAAACAGCTACAGAAACTAGAGATTCGAGCACGTCAAATTTTGCAGGCCTCGTTCCTCCAACTTATGCAATTTCGATGGCTTTAGAAAAAGCGCGGGCTTCTCGCCCATTCGCTGACGCGTGCAACCGCCAACCGTTGCCAGAAACAGGCATGGACGTGGTTATCACACGTTTAACAACCGGAGCTAGCACAGCAGCGCAATCAGCAGAAAACGCCGCTATCGCTGAAAGTTCACCGGACGACACGACCCAAACTATTGGAATTAAGTCATACGCCGCCAATGTTGATGTATCAGCACAGGCACTAAGCAGAGGCGTAGGCATAAGCAACCTACTAGTCGAAGATATGGTAGCTTCTTACGCTCAAGCGTTAGACGCTGACCTAATCGACGGTTCAGGATCGTCAGGAAAACACACCGGAGCGCTACGCGTTTCAGGTATCCAAAGCGAAAGCTACACAGCAGCCACCGCCACCGGCGCAGGGCTTTATGAAAAGATTTTGAAGGGTATAAACCTAGTTCAAACAGCAATTTATAAGCCAGCCACGCTGATAACCATGCACCCACGCCGGTGGGCTTGGTTTGTAGGTAAAGGCCTAGATGGGGACGGCAGGCCATTAGTTTTGCCGTCACAAAATCAGCCAACCAACGCTATGGGTATAGGAAATATGGATGTGCCACAAGGCGTAGTCGGGCAAATAGCCGGCGTAGGCGTTTTGTTGGACCCTAATATCCCTACCGATTTAGGCAGCGGCTCTGACGAAGATGCAATTTTAATTACCAACATGAGCAACACTGTATTGTGGGAAGATTCAGGAGCTGCGCCTAACGTCGTTAGTTTCGATCAAACCAACGCAGGTTCACTCACTGTTAAATTTGTGAGTTGGGGCTATAGTGCATTCGCACTTAAAGACCCCGCCGGAATGGTAAAAATTGTAGGCACAGGGCTAAACGACACCCTTTAACCAGTAGGTAGGGTAGGGTTTCGGCCTTACCCTACTTAAAGGATTATTATGGATACACACGACGCACGCAGAGCAAAAATAGCAGCGGGTAGAGTAGGGCCGGTAGAAAAACCAGCTAAAGCCCCAGTAAAGAAAAAACCAGCTACTAAAAAATAGTTTGGTTTGTAAATTGTGGGCGGTGGTTCTGGTAGCCGGAGCCATCGCCCGCCTTACAAGGGAATGAAAAAAAATGGCGTACACAACTAGAGATTTGGTTAAGTCATATCTCGGAATTCCTGACGCTACAAGTTCAGAAAACACGCCGATAGATAACGCTATAGCCGCCGCTGAAGCCGAAATAGACCAGATAACAGGCCGCACATTTGAAGTACCTAGCGGAGCTACCGCTAAAACATATATCCCGTTTGACGATTACACGGTTTACGTTAATGACATAGCGCAAACCACCGGTTTGATCGTTAAAACAGACACATCGTTAGATGGCACGTTTGACACCGTTTTAACGGTAACCACAGACTACGTTTTAGACGGCAATACAGCCCCCTACAGGGTCATTAAACGTGTTGACGGTAGTGCATGGCCTAGAGATCGTTACGGACGCCCTACGGTGCAGGTAACAGCGTTTTACGGTTACGGTATGGCTATTCCTGATCAGGTTAAACAGTGCGCGCTAGTTATAGCCGCCCGCTTGTATCAGCGTAAAAGCTCACCGTTAGGGTTTCAGGCAGGGTCTGTCGATGTTGGTTTTGTACGCATCAGCCGCACCGACCCTGAAGTTATCGCGCTGTTAAGAGGGTTAAAACTACCGGCGGCGGCGTAATGAATTACGACAACATCAGAGCCGAAATTAAAACACGTTTAGAGGCGGTTAGTAGCCCGCAATCGTTCGTTTCGGTTTATGACACAGTGCCGGATTTTTTAACGCCGCCCTGTGCGATAGTTGTACCGTCGTCTAATCTGATTACTTATCATGACGCGATGGGTACAGTGGCGGCAGGGTTAAAAACGTTACGGTTTAGCATTTTGATAGCGGCGCAACGTTTCGAAGCGTCAAGCAGCCAAGAAATGTTAAACGACTATCTAGTAACGGTGCCTACAGCGTTAGAGGCAGACAAAACGTTAGATGGTGAGTGTGAAACACTGTTAGTGACGGAAGCGTCTAACTATGGCCCTATAAGTTTCGCCGATAGTGTATTCTTATCAGTACAGTTAGAAATTGAGGTGATCGCAAGATGAAATTAAAAGTTATCAGTAGCCACGAAATAGCCGGCGTAAAACACGGTGGTTTTGTAGATACTGACGATGAAGAAATGGCACATATTAACGTTGAAGCGTTAATTGAAGGCGGCCATTTAGAAGCAAACAAACCAGCCAGCAAAGCAAAGGAACAATAACATGGCTATTTTTATGAATGAAACCGTAACGGTTACGGTAAATTCAGTGGACCTGACCGACCATATCACATCGGTTGATTTCTCTGAAAGTGCCGCCGAGATTGAAACCACCGCGATGGGTGACGCTAACGTAACCCGCATAGGTGGCTTAAAAGATGGTTCAGTGTCTATTTCATGGCATCAGGATTACGCGTCAAGCGAAGTTTACGCCACGTTAAACCCGCTTATCGGTACCGCTACCACAGTAGTGGTGAAACCAACCAGCGCCGCCGTAGCAGCAACTAACCCCAGTAAAAGCGTTAGTTGTTTAGTGACAGAATTACCTTTTGTTACAGGTAGCGTCGGCGAACTTTCAACCTTTGACACCAGCTGGCCGTTCACAGGAGCAGTAACAACCGCAACATCATAAGGCTATAGAAAGGCTACAAATGATAGATTTAACAATCACGGTAACAACAGAAAACGATTCATGGAGTGTTAAACCAACGGTTGGCACATATGTAAAGTTTGAACGGCACTTTAACCAGCCGGTAACACAACTAGCAGGCTCTATATCTATGGAACACCTCTGCTGGTTAGCGTGGGAGCAATCCCGCCACGAAAACCGGCCAGTTAAACCCTTTAACGAATTTATAGAAACGGTAGTGAACTTAGAATTAGGTGAACAAGCTGACAGCCCTTTAGTAAAGGAAGCCTGACCTACAGGGCGGCACAATTGGCTATTGTTACAGGTCAGCCGTTAAGCGATCTTCTAAAGTTCACACCGGATTTGTTAAATGCGTTATTGTTGGCACATAACGAACGAATCAAGGAACAGAACAGAAGAAGCAAGAAACGGTAACAATGGCACAAGGAAAAGCACCCCTAAGCGTCACCATACATGGCGGCACTGAATTACGGCGGGCGTTAAAAGAAACCGCCGGCGACACCGACGACTTAAAAGATTTAAACAAAAAAATAGCTGAAATAGTTGTTGATGAAGCCGTTAAGCATGTTCCTGTTCGATCCGGCAAACTTAAAGCGTCGTTAAAAGCGTTTGGTGCGGCTAGTAAAGCGCGCGCCACCGCAGGCCGTAAATCTTTACCCTATGCCACTGTTATTCATTGGGGCTGGCCGCAAAGAAACATAGAAGGCTCATTTTTTCTTACTAATGCGATGGAAAAGAAACAACCGCAAATTCTCGAAACGTACCATAGCGAATTAGACAAAATTTTAGATAGAAACGGTTTGAAATAATGGCGAGCAAAAAAACAAATGTAAATGTAGCCATCACCGGTGACGCTAAAAAATTCCGTAAAGCGCTTAAACAGAGTGAAAACGATTTAGGCAAATTTGAGAAAATAGGCGGCAAAGCGTTCGGGGCGTTAAAAACCGCCGGCATCGGCATGGCGATAAGTGTAGGCACCGCGTTTATTAAAGCCGGTTTAGATTTCCAAAAAATGGAAAAGGTGCTTATTCAAGGCACCGGCGCATCAGGCGAAGCATTAAAAGACCTGAAAGAACAAGCCACCGACGTTATGAAAACGGTGCCGGAAAGCGCCGAAACAATAGCGAACACTATCGCTGACGTGAACACGCATTTAGGTTTAACCGGCGACGAATTAGAAGATACCAGCAAACTGTTTCTCGATTTCGCTAGGGTCGCTGAAGTTGATGTATCAGATGCGGTAGGGGCGTTAGACGCTCAACTAACACAGTTTGGTTTATCTGCAAGCGACAGTGAAGAAGTATTAGGCGACCTGTTAAGAATCAGCCAAGCCACCGGCGTGCCTATGGACAAGTTGTTGGCGCAAATGGAAACGTTCGGCCCGATTTTCGCTAACGCTAATTTTAGCGCTGAAGAAACCGCCGCGATATTAGGGCAGTTAGAACAAGGCGGCGTTGATTTAACTAGGGTAGGGCCGGCGTTAAACAAATTCTTTCGTGATGCCGCCAAGAACGGCAAAAAGCCGCAAAAGGCTTTACAAGACACCGTGAAAGCGATAGAAAACGCTACCAGCACCACCGAAGCGCTCAACATCGCAACCGCCGCGTTTGGCGCTGAAGGCGCGCAACGCATGGTGAGCGTTATCCAATCCGGCAACTTTGATTTAAAAGAATTTAACGGCCTGTTAGGTGAAGGCACCGGCATAGTAGACGAACAAGCAGAAGCCACCGCCACCTTATCGGACAAATTCAACGTATTAAAAAACAAGGTTTTAGCCGAATTAGGGCCAGTAGCCGTAAAAATCATGGATCAGTTGATGGTTGCTATGGACGCGTTAATCCCTGTAATAGATGACATAGTGAAAGGCATAAAAGATTTCTTCCAGTCAGAAGCATGGGCGTTTATTTCGGAACAAATAGGCAAAATGATCGACGAGATAGTAGCAAAAGTTTCTTATATGTGGGAGCAAATAAAACTAGTAGTTGATTTAATTAAAGCCGTATTTGAAGGCGATTTTTCAGAAGCATGGGAAATAGTTAAAGATATAGCTGGGAACATGCTTGATGAAGGTAAGCGTTTAGGCGCGAACTTGTTAAACGGCATTATGGACGGTTTAGAGGCTGTAGGCGGCGCGGTTTTAGCGTTAGCCGATGGTTTAGCCGAAGCGTTTGTTAATGCAGTTAAATGGACGTTTAATACTTTTGTTATAGACCCTGTAAATTTTGCGGTGGAAAAAGGCGTGGATACTTTAGATTGGATTCTCGGCCCAACAATAAATTTCGATAAAGTAGATAATTTAATACCACGCTTAGCCGAAGGCGGCATAGTAAACAGCCCTACATTAGCGCTGATAGGTGAAGCAGGCCCTGAAGCGGTAGTACCGCTAGACGGTAACCACAGCATGGGCGGCGCTACCTATATAACCGTAAACGTGACCGGCATATCAGGCGAAGAAGTAGTAAACGCTATTAAACGAGAAACAGAATTTAGGGGCGCGGCAGTGTTCCCAACGGTAGCGGGCCGCAGACTATGACCATATACACAGGTTTCGATGTCGAAATCGGCGGTTTTACATCTTCTACTACTGTTACCGCGTACGGCACCGCTGACGATTCAATAGATTTCACTAGCCGCGTGTTGTCTATAAAAGTAGACACAGAAATCGGTTTAGGCGAAATAGGCAGAGCCAGCGTAGAAGTAGAGTTAGAAAACAATGACGGCGCGTTAAGCCCTGACGGATCAGGCACCTATGGCTCCTATGATTGGTTAGCCCAACCGTTGTTTATTATCGCTAGAGCAGGCACCAGCAACCCGCCTGACAGGTTAGAAACTGACGCGTTAGGTTTGAAAGCGCCTTTTTTCGGTGGGCCTATCGTAAAGTTTGATTACCAAGATGACGGTTTCACGTCTAAAATAACGTTGCAGGCTATGGATTGGCTATCGTTTTTCGCACGTTACACCGCTCAGGCCGCTTCCACCGAAACCGACACCACTATTAACGTTATTAAAAATTTAGCAGATGATGTAAAAGTTGCGCCGTACGGGGCGGCATCAAGCGACGTTTCAGCGGTTTATTCTCTCGCATCTGGCGACGCTCACGAAAACATTTCTATGGCGGTTACTAAAGGCGATTTTCTCGGCGACAGTGTGCGAACAGTGGGCGCTACAGAAGGCGCGGTTGTTTATCCCGGTTTACTTTTACTTAGGAAACCATTAACAACTACACAAGCTTTTTATTTAGTGGCCAGTATTAGCCGC